TTTGCCCTGAGTCGCGAAAGTTGCACGCTCATCTCCCAGCAACTTTCGGCCTCCAGGTCCCTCACCCGACCTATTCCTCTCCCTTCCGCGACCTCCTGCCCTCCGAGAGCCTTCGCAGCACCTAGTGCGAATGTGGGAAGACGTAGCACAACCTGATCGGTGAGGTCCAACCAGACATGCCAGACATAATCATCAAAGAGCTCCTGAACGTCAGTACCGACGTAATCTGGGACTTCGAGCTCTCCTTTGACAGTCCATTTCGCTTTCCACTTCCACGGCTCGTTGACGAGTTTCTGAAGATATTTTTTATGTCGTCTAGCAACGACAACTTCTTTCTTCTCGCCCATGCGAGTCTGGTAATCCAACACTTCGGATTTGTTCCAGCTCCCTCGGGGCAGCACCACTGCCTTTACTTTGGCAGCCCTCCTCCTCTTCCACTCCTTCACCGCCTTGACGTCGAACGCGACATCCCGACCCAATCCGCCCATCGAACGAGGTAAAAAGGACTTTAGACGTCCCTCGATGATGCCCTTCACATAAGGGTCTAACCAACCACATCTCGAGTACGAATCCCACAGCACATCAGGATTCGCCTTTCTACCGTCTACGATACCGAAGAGCAACGTCGGTCGAATAGCGCCCGGAGCTTCCCATGGAGAATTTTTGTCTTTTCTCCACCAAAGCTCGCTATTCACCGTGAATGCGATTTCACTGCAGAGCGACTTCCCTCTAGAAGCCTTCCCCCCCACTGCAGCTACTCCTCGCAACCATTCTACTCCTCGCTCTTTCGATGGGAACACCAAGTCGTCCCCGTTCACGCCACACTCGGCCGCCCTCCTCATGGCCCTCCGCTTCCTCCAACACGGCTCCGCAATGTACCTCCCCGCGAATCCTGAGCCAATCGCCCATGCCGTAAACGTCACAAGACAAAGGATTGGGAAAGAAAGTAAAGAGCCCATCAACTGGCCCCTCTTTTGTATCACCGTGACCTCCACGGCATCTTTCCCTACACCCTCCATCCGCGACGCTAAAGGTGCGCGTGTCGTAACGTACTTCATTCTTGAAGCCAGATCCTGTCGGTCAGAGATTGAACAGAGGTGCTCAATTACCGCTTCTGCGAACTCGGACGCAAAGAGATCTGTAGCCGACTCTAAGTCGCCGCTAACGATACATTCCGCTCCCCCCAACCATGGCGATTTCGAAGCCCACTCTGGAACGGTCCTGCCAAAGATCGCCCAGTTTTCCCTCATCACAGCCGAAGCCATAAATCGGTTATACTTGGC